TTGTAATTGTTGATGAATGTCAAAACATGACAGACATGGAATTGAATAGTATTATCACTCGTGTTGGTAACAATAGTAAGATTGTATTTTGTGGAGATTTTAGACAAACCGATCTAAACAAAAAGCATGATATGTCAGGGTTGAAAAAGTTCATTGCGATTACTAATCATATGCCATCATTTCGCCAGGTAGAATTTGGTGTTGAAGATATTGTTCGTAGTAATTTAGTGAAAGAATATATTATTGCACGTATGCAATTGGAGGATATTGCGTTAGTATCTTGACAAGGTATATTATGATGTTATATTTCATGCATGAAAACATTTACGCATAATCCTATACAATTAGTTGACCTTGATTCTGTTACGACACATAAAGGTCGCTATTACACAACTCCTACTGGAGTACGTTACCCATCGGTCACGACCATTCTTTCTGCCCACACACAAGCAGGGATAAAAGAATGGCGTGACCGAATTGGGCATGACGCTGCTGATAAAATCACACGGCAAGCCGCTACCCGAGGCACCAAGTTTCATAATCTGGCAGAAAAATATTTAAATAATGCATACAAACCCGAAAAGATGGGATTGTTAGATTTAGAATTATTTGATGTCGCTGTGCCTGAGCTAGAAAAAATTGACAATATTCACGCTCAAGAAATTGCATTGTATTCTGATTATTTACGATTAGCAGGTCGTGTTGATTGTATTGCAGAATATGAAGGAAAGCTTAGCATTATTGACTTCAAAACAGCACGTAAAGAAAAAGAGCCGGCGCATGTTGAACATTACTTCATGCAAGCTGCGGCGTATGCTATCATGTTTGAAGAACGCACAAGTATCCCTATTAATCGGCTCGTATTACTCATAGCCGTTGAAGATGGGTATATGCAGGTAATGAAAGGTAAACGTAACGATTATGCAAAACAATTGTTACACTACCGTGACTTATATGAATCTCAGGTATAAAAAAATAAATATTTGAGCAACATCAACATTAATAAAAATTATGAAAAAAATTCTGTTACTCTTGTTTGTCCCGTTTTCGTCAGTATTTGCCCAAACGGGACAAATTGTTGGTAGAGTGTTAGATGAATCAGGGCAAGGTTTACCCAGTGTAGGAATTCAAGTTGTCGGAACAACCACCGGAGTTATGTCAGGGGTTGACGGACGGTATCGTTTACGAGTTACCGCCGGTACAACTACGATACAAGTTCGTCGTATTGGATACACGCCAAAAACAATTACAGGAATTATTGTTCCTAATAATGGCATCATTGAACAAGATATTATTATGAGTGTTGCGAAAGTCCAACTTTCTGCAATAAATGTGACTGCGGTTAAGGAAAATGGTAGTATTAGCGGATCCTTAAACGCACAAAAAAATGCGACCAATGTAACTAATGCTATCACATCAGAACAAATTTCACGCAGCCCTGATAGCGATGCGGCACAAGCCGCACAACGTATTAGCGGTGTCGCTGTGCAAGATGGCAAATATTTACAAGTGCGTGGCTTAAATGAACGTTACACAACTGCAAGTTTAAATGGGGTTCGACTTCCTAGTCCTGAACCTGAACGTAAAGTCGTTCCTTTAGATTTATTTCCATCTAGCTTACTACAGGAAATTAATACCAGTAAAACGTTTACCCCTGATCAACCTGGCGATTTTGCAGGTGCCACGGTTAACATAAAAACAAAAGAATTTCCTGCACGAAAACAACTCAACTATAGTATGAGTGTTGGAGCAAACAATCGGGTGCTTTCTAATACACTACCTTTTGCCCCACGTGCCGGCGGCGAACTTTTTGCTTTATCAGGTTCAGCGCGAAACATGCCGACAGATTTGGCAAATGCAAATTTCCTAGGAAATGTTACGCAATCACAAATGAATAGTATCATTCGTTCACAACGTAATGTATGGGCACCACAATATCGTGATGGTCGAGGAAATAGTTCCTTTGGTGTCTCAGCAGGTGGTAATACGATATTAGGAAAAAACATTGGTTATGTCTTAAGTAGTAATTACGGATATTCAGAAGAAGTTCGGAGTAATGAACAACTTGCTGTTGGTAATCAAGGTGCAAACAATACTGTAGTGCCTTTAACATCACTTCGCGGTCAAACTGCCCGGGTAGGAGTGCAATGGGGCGGGATTGTTAATCTTTCAACTATGATAGGGCAATCCTCGCGGGTATCATTAAATAGCACATTCACACGAAACGCAGATAATGAAGCGCGTGTTGACGGGGGGTTTGATGAAAATCTCGCTGATAGTATTAGTCGTACTACATTACGATATGTAGAACGTGGCGTTGTCGCTGTTACAGGACAAGGTGATCATCAATTATCGACTAATAATAAAACATCATGGTCACTTACAACATCCAATACCACACGAAAGGAACCTGATCGGTCAGATGTGGTATACGCACGAAATGGCACGAATGGTTATTCATTACTTACATCGTTAGACGGCGCCCGGCGTCTATATTTCAATCTACAAGAACACAATGTCGTAGGTCAACTTGATCACACACTTACTGTAGGAAATCAAAATAATATTAAAGTAGGAACTTATTATCGTACCACAGAACGTAACACTCAAGCTCCTATCTATGCGTTTATTAGTCGTGCGAACGAAAATGTAACTACACAACCTGCCAATGTCATTTTTAGTAAAGAGCAAGCATGTGAAACCTGTAATATAATTAACATTCAACCTATAGGTCAAGCAGGATCATACACCGCTAATGATGTAAACATGGCTGGCTATGTGATGACTGAATGGCAACTGTTAGATTATATGCGGATGATTGTTGGTGGACGTGTTGAAGGAGCGAATATTCAGGTAAATACCTCAACTCAAGGAGGATTTACGGTCGGTTCTGCTTTGCAAAATGTTGATGTATTACCTGCATTTTTACTCAATACGAAAATGTCTGATAATACTAATTTGCGTTTTGCGATATCCCGAACCGTCACGCGCCCTGAATATCGTGAGTTAGCGCCGGTAACATTTCGTGATGTATTAGGTGGCGTAAGTGTAACGGGTAACAGTAAACTTCGTCGTGGATTAATTAACAACATTGACATTCGCTACGAACATTTTCCTACCCCGAATGAAATATTCAGTATTGGATTATTTGCAAAGCAATTCATTGATCCTATTGAACGTGTGGAACAAGCTACATCTGGGGCATATCAAGCAAACTTTCAAAATGCTTTAACCGCTGATAACATCGGTATTGAAGTTGAATTAAGAAAACAGTTGCTTACGTCTTTATCTGTGTTTAGCAATATTACGGTGATGAGTTCAACCGTACAATTAGATGTCTCACGCGGATTAACAGTTACTGATAGTGAACGTGCATTAGTTGGGCAGGCACCCTATGTTATTAATGCAGGGGTAACATATTCATCTCTAAGTGGGCGCACGAATGCCACGCTATTGTATAATACTGTAGGTGATAGAATCTTTGCTGCGGGGGTAATCCCATTACCAAACATTGTTGAAAAATCTCGTCATATGTTAGATTTAACCTTGAAGGTGCCTATCGGCAATCGTGCAAATGTAAAACTAGACATTCGAAACATTTTAGATGCACGCTTCAGATTTATGCAAGGTAACCTGGAACGCGAAGGATATAACGTAGGTCGAGCAATATCATTAGGGATGTCTGTCGTTAAATAAATACAATAGATGGTAGTATAATGTCTTGATGAAATATGTCTTGGACGCGGGTTCGATTCCCGCCATCTCCATACTGGGGGGATGACATGGCTTCGACAGGGTATAAAGTAACCCAGGAACGCTACCCGATAGGCGACTGCCGTAAGCAGAGCACAATCATTAAAGGGCACATATAACGCGCCTCTCGCATTAGCTGCTTAATTAAGTAGCTTTGCCGGGTTCGGGGTTACCCTGGGAACAGAAAACCCCACCCCTTTAATTTCTATGCAAATACATATACCTGACAAGTGCCCACAAATTAATGTGTTATTTTCAGGTGGTGTTGATAGCTCATTACTATTATATCTACTCACCACACAAAACACACGCAATATCCCCATACATGTATTTGGGATGTTAAAAAACAAACGTGAACAACATTTTCATGCTGTTTTATCGTGGCTTGAAACTCACCTGCATACACAATACATAAAGCAGTTAACACCACGGTTTTTCTTTATTCGCGATTTCGTAAAAAATACGTTAGATATCTCACCTGAAAACGCGATAACATATAGCGCGTGTAATAAAGTGATTACGGATGTATTTACTCCTACAAAATTTATCCCCGGTGATACGCCCCCGGTTCGTGGGCCTGCTTTAAGTGAACACCACTTTCGCCCATTTATTAACTTTGACAAAGTATATCTTTGTAACTTATATAAACAATATGGGTTACAGGATCTATTCTTATTGACACATTCTTGTGGTATAGATATTACTAATCATTGTGGTGAATGTTATTTTTGCATGGAAAGAGACTGGGGAATAAGAGAAAGTAATCTATTTAACTTATAAATATATAAAAACATTTACTGTTTAGGAGAATCTATGGCACATTTTAACATTGTATATCAAAAGGATACTGCTGCACAAGTTATTGCGGCACTTCCATCTGATATACAAATTATTTCACATTTAGAAAAGTTACGAGTCCTTACAGTTGAAGCACCTGCTGATACAGGATTATTAGAAATTTCTGGGGTAGTCAGTGTGGCTATAGATGAGCAAGTAATTGCAGAAACAGCTACAACACCTTGGCACAAGTTACGTATTTGTTCGGCAGAATTACCTATGCGTGATCAATACCTGCCAAAAAATACAGGTGCAAATACAACAGTATATCTTGTTGACTCAGGTATAAATGTTGTAGGAGATTTAGCAAATGCCACGATTGAAAATCTGTATAGTTTTGACGGAACTTTTTCTGATACCCTAAATCACGGTACAGGAATCGCATCATTAATTGTTGGCGAAACACTCGGTGTGTCAAAAGATGCAAAACTAAAGGTAGTTAAAATTCCGATGAACGTCGCTGTAAATGTTAGTGCATTGCTAAGTGCGTTTGACGCGGTTTTAACAGATCACACACTCACATCTGACGTTAAGATTGTGAATTGTTCATGGGTAGTACCAAAAAATCAAATCTTAGATTTAAAAATTCAAGAATTACAAAGTGAAGGATTACTTGTTGTTGCGGCAGCAGGTAATAATGTATCAAACGCGGATAACTTTTCGCCTGTGGGATTGGATACTGTATTAGGTGTTGCTGCATCAGACGCATTTGATCGGGTTATTAATTGGGGAACGAATACAGGAAGTAACTGGGGTACAGAAGTTGATATTACCGCACCTGGGATTGATATTGAAGTCTTATCAAGTGATGGCACAATCGTTACGACATCAGGTACTTCATTAGCGGCAGCTATCGTATCAGGTGCCGCAGCACAATTTATTGTTGAAAATCCTGCTAAGACAGCACAAGAAATACAAGATCTTATCATTGCTACATCATCACAAGATTTATTATTCCGAAATGAAGCCGTGTATGGCACGACTCCTAATATGCTATTACGTGTTCCTCAATATCAGTTTGTGTTTGAAGGTACACCAACAACAGTTAATGTACAAAAAGGTACATCAGTAAATGTTCAACTAGTGACACAACCTGTAGTAAATAGTGTGTCAATTGATAATATTATTATTGCAGGGAAACCCTCTCCTGCTTTTTCCTGGGTTGCATTAGACACACAAACTAATCAATTAACGTTGACACCGCCGACTGATATTACATCAGCAAAATATGTAATTCGTGTCTCGGCAAAAAATGTAAATAATGAACTCATCATGAATTTTGGTATTATTGCGTCGGTATTTACTGATTCAGTAACTGAAGTTACAGGAACCGAAACATACTTTTTAACAGAAGAAAATGGTGTTGTTACCGTTCGCCCATCTTTTTGTGTGAGTGAAGGAGCATTTTGCTTCGGGTCGTGTACTGATGATGGTAAAGGCGGTGGGTGTGCTTGTGTTGACGGAAATTGTCAATCACAATTCTAATGTAGTTGACAATTAGTTTGTTTTGTGTTATACTTATATAGTGCCTCCGGGCACTATATTTTTTTCAGGAGGTAGATATGAAAAAATTGATCGTTTTGCTTGCTGTCATCTTGGCAGTGTTTCCGAATAGAATTACACACCAACATCGTCCAATAGGAAATCCTGTAAAGATTGTTTCTGAGAAAGAATTAACTTGTTTAGCAAAAAATATTTTCTATGAAGCACCTGATGAATCCTATGAAGGAAAATTAGCGGTTGCAACAGTCACTATGAATCGTGTTCGCAGTAAATCATTCCCCAAAACAGTGTGTGGGGTAGTGTATCAGCGTAATACACGCGGGTGTCAATTCTCGTGGACATGTGGTGGTAAGACAAAGTTTGATCGTGCTAAATATGTTGAATCAAAAAAAATTGCGTATAAGGTGTTGGCACAAAATTTACGACTCCGAACAATTAAAAACGCCTTATACTTTCATAACACATCTGTATCACCTCAATGGGATTTTGCTCGCCCTATCAAAAAAATTGGCAATCATATTTTCTATGTTGTTGTGAGTAAAAAGTCTCGGTTGACAAATAACAATAGTTAAATATATTTCATTATACGCATCAATAGGAGATATTGTGATGGAAAACGAACCCACGGTTGAATTAACTATAGAATATTTGCTCACAAAGGGTGAGTTTACCACACCTGAAGAATTTTCAGTGAACATTGAGAAAATGGCAAAGACCCGTAAAATTGGCTATCTTGAAGCTTTGCTTGAATATTGTGAAATGCGTGATATTGAACCCGCGTCTGTAGCAAAGTCAATCACTACGTCATTAAAGCAAAAGTTACAAGCAGAAGCAGAAGATTTAAACTTGTTGAAAACGAAATCAGGTAAGTTGCCATAACATGACGACATTTGAAGCGTATAAGTTATATCTAGCTTTACGGTTGCATTTTACATCTGATAATTACGATATTCGCAAGACAAAGGGACGCATAAAAGCGTCACAAAAAGCATTAGAAAAAAATGTAAAGTTACAATTTGAATTAAACAAAGTAAAGAAAAAGTACAGCCAAGATGATTTTATCAATTACTTTGTTGCCAATTTCATTACAGGTGATAAGTGGGGTGGGATCTATAATACGCAAGCAGAAGATGTTTATCTCTCATGGAAGCGTATTAATGAAAGCCTTAGTTATCAATATAAACAAGATCTTGATATTTTAGCACAAGAAAATATAAATAGTTTAATTGAAGATTTGTGGGATTGTCATGATGGACATCCTATCATTCTCAAACGCTATTTAGGAAAAACTGTTACATTAGAAACACTTGTAATTTTGAATAAACTGTTTAAATTTATTGAACAGGTTGATGAACAGCTTATATTTGATCCTATTTGGCACACCGTTTCAAAACTCATTTCAAAATATTCACCATTTATAAAAATCGACAAGGACAGATATTACACTATGACATATCAGGTTTTTTCAGAATGAAACATACTCGGTATTGGGACGAAGATGATGACTCGCAAAGAGGGCGCAGAGAAGAACGCGATTATCTAACAAAGTATCGTCATAAAATCTATGACTATACCGATGATGACGACGAATATGTTGATGATGAAGGATATAGTAATCTTGATGATTATGAGGAAGAACAATAAGATGGCAGGACCCGTAGTACAATTTCATACACTTTCATACACCGTTATACAAGGAGAATACAATGTCATTCAGTAGCCTATCCGATTTACGTAAGTCCCGTGGTAACTTTGACTCCCTCATGAAGGAAGTCGAAAAGATTTCTAAGCCAGCCGTTGATTCCGGCAATGATGATCGCTTTTGGCAACCTGCTGTTGATAAGGCAGGTAACGGCTATGCCGTCATTCGTTTGCTCCCGCCGCCGAAGGGCGAGGAACTTCCGTGGGCTCGCGTGTGGAATCATGGATTTCAGGGTCCCACTGGTAAGTGGTATATTGAAAATTCATTGACCACGTTGAACCAACCCGATCCTGTTTCTGAATTGAACAGCGAGCTGTGGAATTCAGGCGTTGAATCCAACAAGGATATCGCCCGTAAGCAGAAGCGTCGGTTGACGTACATTTCAAATATCCTGGTCATCAAGGATCCTGCGAACCCGCAGAACGAAGGAAAGGTCTTCCTGTACAAGTATGGCAAGAAGATTTTCGATAAGATCAAGGATGTTATGCAGCCACAGTTTGCAGATGAAGAAGCCATCAATCCGTTTGACTTCTGGAAGGGTGCAAATCTCAAGCTCAAGATTCGTAATGTTGAAGGATATCGTAATTACGATAAGAGCGAGTTCGAACCCCTCAGTGCCGTGGCTGAATCTGATGCAGAAATTGAATCCGTGTGGAATCAGCAAAGCTCCTTGAAGGAGTTCACAGATGCGAAGAACTTTAAGAGCTATGACGAACTAAAGCGTAAGCTGGCGTCTGTGCTAGGTACCACGAGTTCACCGATGCGTTCAGCAGAAAAGATTGCTGAAAGTCGTATGGAGTCAGAACCTACGATGTCTGCTCCCGTGATGAAAACGGCTGCACCAAAGGCATCGTCTGCTGATGACGATGATGACGATGATGCACTCAGTTACTTTTCAAAGCTAGCTGAAGATTAAGCAACAAAAAAAAGGGCCTTCGGGCCCTTTTTTCGTTATACACCTAATATCCCAGCACGTAAATGTTTGTTTGCGTTTGCCATGATACTATTATCTGTATTTCTAAATACTGACATTTGAATAGCTGATCCTGAACTACCTCCACCTGATGCAACTGTAGGTGCGTTGATATTATTAATAACAACTGGCTGTGTATTTTGAGCAGTATTTGTTACGCTTGGCGCGCTTTTCAAAATTTGTGAAGTCATTTCGATATTACGTCCTGTTGCTTGTGTGGGTGTGCTTAATGAACCTGCCGATGATTGAGGTTTTATCTTCATCTTTGTAGCTGGTTTTAGATTTTTAGGATTTATAGTGTCTTGTATAAACATTAGACCTTCTTCTTTTCTTCTTTCAACTAAACCAGTATCAATTTTTCCTCTTGCTGTACGAATTCCCTTTTCTGCAATAATATTGCCCGCGGCAGTGGTATCACCTTTCATAATAGCTTCTGTCAACCCGTGCTCCTTAAGACTTTTTGTGCTTCCTGTGTTATAGGAATATGATGTTAATACAGCTTGCTGATTTCCTGTTAACTTATTCCACGCTTGTTCACCTATGTATTTTTTAGCAGATGACATATATTTCGGTAAATCAATACTTAATAATTTTCCTGCCCTTATTTCAGCTTCTTCCTTTGTTCCAGGTATTATTGTATCTTTGCCACCCTCACCTTTTACGGGAATTTTTTCATCACCTAGATTAATAAAACCTTGAGCTATTTCATCTTGTCTAATTTGATGACCAAAACCTATTGAATAGGTATAGGGTAAGGGCGGTTTACCTTCTTTTTTTCTCTCTGCATTTTTCTCATCCTGTCTTTTCTTAGATGGATCAGGGTATGCTTTTGCGCTAAATCCTTCTTTTCCTGTAATTAATTCTTTAGCAGCTTCACTGGTTGATTTTTTAATTGTTGAAGGTGTAACACTAGAAACTGCGGCAATTGATCCCATATTTCCTGTGATAATAGGCATCGCACTATCCGTAGTTTTAGCTGTGCCTAACGTAGGCGCACCAAAAAATCCTGAGGGCGCGGCATATGTTGATTTAGGTGATGTAGGTGTTGTTGGTGTTACGGCCGGCGTGTAGCCAGTAGCTACTGGCGCAGGTGATACAGCGGGTGTTGTTGCTGTCGCTGCTTCAGAGGGTTGTGTTGTTGTGGGTGCTGGTGGTGGAGTAGTTTCTTTTTGTATTTCTTCATCTATTTTATCTGCTCTTCCAGAAAATCCTAAAAATCTTAAAATAGTTGATAAGGATTTCATGAAGGCAATTTTTATTGTTGCGAATACGCCTGTTATTTTTTCAAAAATTGTATCGAATACTTTATACAATAGTTTACCTAATATAAACCCACCGGTAGCTACTGTGTCCGATGATGGACTAAATTTTTTCAGTAAGTCACCTAAACTCGTGCCGGTCGTTCCACTTGCTCGCTCTATATTTTCTGGCGCGGCGGGCATAGCAGATTCCATAATTGCTTGTGATGTTCGAAGAAACACATTATCAGCTGATATGATTAATGTTTGTTTCTTTGTGTTATTTTGTGACTGTGATGTTTCTTGTGTAGAACTATCCACAGTTCCTGATTCTTGTTGATTATCAGCGCTTTTAGAAAATGTGTACGGGTTTTTAAAAGCTGAGCCTTTACCACGCGGTGATGTGCCAATTCTAGCCATTTGTCGTGCACTTCTTCCCGCATTAGAAATATATCCTCGTGCTTTTAATACAGATGTAATATTTTTTGCTTTTGATGCTGTTGACATTACTCGCCCAGAGGCTAACGCCGTTCTTCCAGCTGCTAATAATAGAGGAATCATTGCTTATCTCGCGTTTTGTGCTTGTTGTTTGTCGTGTTGTTCTTTTAAATGTTTTGCTAACAAATTGACGTAAATATCTCTTTCCCACGGCATCATATTTTCAAGATCTGCTAATGATAGCTTATGTACATACATTAACAGAAAATTAGTCATATAAAGGTTTTGCAGCGTCTCATGGGAAAGATTTATAAGAAAAAATTGTATATTCCCGTTACATCAATGTGGTTATCTGTACTGCACTTTTCACAGGTAAAATTGATTGTATGCACTAATGCTGGTGCATTATTAAAGAAATTCTGTACTTGCATGAATTGTTCAGGAACCATCATTTCAAGAACTTCACGTATTGAGTCTCGTGTATCTTTTGTATTTTCAATCATTTCTTCGTCAGTATATATTTTTTTAACACAAGAAACAATCATATTAAAAATTTTTTCTACATCATTATCCTCGCTTATTTCTGAAAGATTTGATAAGTTAGGATAGCGCATTTCAATCTTAAAATCACCAAAATCAAGTATATTTTTTGATTCAGTTTTGAACACTACGTTAATAGTATCTAAATTAATAAAATGACGATGTGTATCTTGGCAATTGGTACACGTGAGAATCACTTCTGATACTTCTCCGACTGACTTACAGCGAAGCTTTAAAAATACATACTGTATATCAAACATAGGATTTTGATCAATATCAACTTTGTCAAACGTACAGGATTTGACAATATCTCCCATCGCACGTTTGATTTCTTCATTATCATTACTTTGCATTGCTAACACTAGAATTTTTTCTTCGCGCACCGTATAAGGACGATAACGAATAGATTCTTGCGTTGAGGGTAAAATCAATTCATATGAGGGCAATTTAATCATAGGTATAGTCATAAGTTCTCCTTAAAGTTTGCTTAACACACCACGTGCTAATGCTGATTTGCTTGTTGGGATTCCAACTTTTCTTAAAAAATTAAATGTTTTTCCTAATAAATCTTTTTCATCGCGGACAATTTTACTATCTACATCGTATGTTTTAAATGAAAATTCAACCGTTATTTTAAATACATCACTACTACCTTGTGAAAGAGGTGTTGTAACAATTGATCGGGGAAATACTTCATTAAATTTCATAGTGTAAACTGTTACATCTGAAGGTCTATTAATTTCCTCATTTAAAATATCAACAATACCGGTAGCTTTTTTTATTTTGTTATACACTCCTAACTGTCTACCTAAAATAGTGTTCTTCTTTTTTTCAATTGTTTCACTTAAGCTACGTTTTAATTTAGATACTTGCTGTGTTGCATAATTAGTAGCTCTTTCCTTTGCTCTCTCAACCAATCTTGAACCGAACTTTGTATTAAAGTTTTGTGTGAAAGGTTCCCATTGTTCACCTGGATAATTAGGTCTAAGAAAATGTAAATAGGCGTTAGCTACATAGGAATCATATTCACCGATTTCTCTCGTTTCATGTGATACCATAAGCTTTGTCCAATCTTCAAAAAATGTTTGTAAATCATGCGTTGTATCAATTAAAAATGTCACAGTAAATCCTTGTGTTCCTCCATAATCAACCGTATGAGCACGTTGTTCATTTAATCCTGTTAACCGCAATGTTCTCGTTTGAATTGTTTTAGCGGGTAAACTAACATCTTCACAAGCAAGCAAATGATCATTTCTAGTATTTCCGTAAGATTGTATGGATCCGCCTAATCCTTTTGGTGTATCTACGCTAAACAAAAATCTGTTTGTTTTTTGTAACCCATTGCCTCGTACCCATGCAATAAAATTTTGCAGATCTGGTATAGATGTGTTTGCTGTTTTAGTAATTAGTGGAAGATCTTGAGATTTGTTTAAACGATCACCCACATTTTTAATTTTTTGTAAAAACTGATTTGTCATAGTTTATCTCGACTATCTTTAAAGACTTTAGTACGTGATGCTTTTTCAAAATTATCTACCGGCAACATGATTGCCTTTTTCCAATCTTTCGGATGAATCTGCATGATTCGTGAGTTTATTTGTGAGTACAGATAGTGTTTAACACAAGCATGAACACCCGGAAATTTTGCAGCATTATTTAACAGATTCCATTGTAACCGAAAGCGTGATTTATCCGATAGCGTTGTATCAGATACATAAGATAGCATTTTTTCAAGCAACCGCATCCGCAACAATGGCGGTAAGTAATGAAAATTTAACCCGTAAAATCCACCGGGAACCTTTCGAAAGGGCATAACTAATGGGAACGTATCATAGTATGGTAATGTATCTTTCGTTTTTGGTTCATATACAAACAGCAACATGGTTCCAACATTTATTGTTGTGACAAATTCACCAATATCGCTACGTAATACCTTTGCAGGTTGTACAGAAGCTAACCCCAATGCTCTGATAATATCTTGGTACCACTTATACGACTTATCGGGAGTTTCTTTTTGGCGAATCTTATCAAAAATAGAAGCTGGCATTTAAAAATTAACGGTTGACAACGGTTGACAAGTGTGTTAAAATTACTATGTTGTGAATGATATGCTTAATCATATATTTATGTTACTTTGTTAACCCTAAGTCACGCTCTGTGACTAGCATGAATTCCCATCCCTGCTGCTTAGCAAAAGCTGATGCTGCTTTCCACTTCGCTTGATTCACCCCCCACTGCATCACTTCATTTAAAAATTGTCTTGATCGTCTTTTAGGCGGCTGAGGTTCTTGTGTAAATCTGAAAGGTTTTACTTCAATCAGATACACTTTAATCTCGCCGGTTTTTGTTTTTATCTTTATGGTAAAATCAACAAAATAGCGATGGGGTTTATTGTCCATGGGGCTAATGTATGGCACCACAATTTCCTCGCTGTTCCAGCAAATAATACTGTCGTTCAAATCACACCACTTCATAAATCTAAGTTCATAGCTTGACCGATAGATAATATTCGAGCTATCCCCGACGTATTTGCTGGGATTTGTTGGGGTAAATTTTCCTTTGTATGTATCTTTTGTATAAGCCATATAAATATATAAAACTTTAGTCAAGGATATTTATGGCTGACGGTCCTATTATTTTCAGTAATGAAACAGAAGATATAGCAGGTATACTAGAAAAAAATGTTAGAAGTGATGTTTTAGAAAGGTTTGAATCTGACAACTGGCGAGTGTTACGATATCCGCAAGAATTAGGATCTTCACCTGATCTTAAAAATTACGTAGTGTTTTATATCAATATACGTGACCGTGATGCATCTGCTGAATATGAAAGAAAAATAGGGACAAATACTATACCAAGAAAACAGCTTAATAAACAAAATCGTACAATAACTACAGAAGCAAAAGATTTAGCTCCTATTGCAGTGATCGCAGGTACATCTGCGATTTTAGGATTTTTGCCGCCTGCAGTACAAGCCATAACATCTATCGGCGCAGGTTATGCTACAACGGCTATACAGAAAAATGAGGCCGCATCTAATTTTGCGGGAAAAGTTTTTAATAGTATAACAAAAGCTGCTACAGGATCGTCATCTAATATACAATTAGTTCAATTAAAAAAGGTTATTGCATTACACATGAACAATAAACCTTCAGCTTCTTATCAAGCTACATATGAAGAAGTTGATATGGGTATATTATCAGGTATGCTCAGACAAACGAGTCAAAACAGTGATGTATTAACAAAAATAGATAATATGAATCTAACCGATATTAAATCGGTAGGAGATGCCTTTGCATCTGGTGTAGCTCCCCTCGCAGCAATGGGTCATAAAAATATTCGTGAAGCTCAAATTTTAGGAACAGGTAGTATTGGTGAAAATCTTTCTCGTTCAATGGCGATTACGACTAATCCCTTTAAGGAACAGTTATTCAGAAATATGGGATTTCGTACCTTTGCATTTGATTATGTGTTTCTGCCTAAGTCAAAAAAGGAAGCATTAATGGTGCGTGATATCGTGAACACATTTAAATATTATATGCATCCGGGTATGAATCCTGCAAACCCCTATTGGTTAACCTATCCAGCTGAATTCGACATTGAATTTCATAGTTATGGACAACCTAATGAATATCTGCATAAAATTTCGTCATGTGTATTAACAAATTTAGATGTTGACTTTGGTAGCGATAATGATTTTATGACATTTAAACCTGACTTAAAAAATAAAGGGGTTCCTACAGAAATCACACTCAAATTGCAGTTCACAGAACTTGAAGTGCTTACACGCAACCGCGTAGGAGATGGCTACTAATGTATTTTTCTAAATTTCCTACCTACGAAACAAATATCAACAATAAACAAGTCACGATTGAGGATATTTTTACCCGTGTAGCTGTAGGTAAAACTTATGCAGAAATTTCTTCTATTTTATTGCCGTATCTTGTAAAAGATGGACAAAAAATTGAAGATGTTGCGAATGAGTATTATGGTAGTCCCTTTTATCATTGGGTACTTGTTTTAATTAACAATATTACAGATATTCGTGCAGAATGGCCTATTACTGAAAAATCACTACTTGAAAAAATTTACGACATTTATGATTATACAGTAACGGTTTCATCAACGTCAGGATTTTCAGTAGGTGACACAGTATATTCTAATACTAATGCAAAATTTTTAGTTACAGCTGTTACAGAAACCACAATGAATTTAAGATATCAATCTGGGTCAGTATATTTAGTTGCACAAACATTATTGAAAAAAGTTAATAGCGCTACTTCAACAACTATTATTAATGTGATTGATCCAACTGAAGCGACGCATCATTATGAAGAAGTAGCTACAGGTTATGAAGTATCGTATGATTCTACGATAGTTGGATCAATTATAGAACTTAATCCTATAGATTCTTTACAAAATAGATTAGGATTAGGGGAAGTCGTTGCTATTTCTAATTTAATATATGAGCAACGTACAAATGACGCAAAACGTACAATTAAACTATTGAATAATCAATATCTACAACAATTTGTAAGAAACTTTGACGGCGAAATAGGTGTATGACGTATATTGAAACTCCTTCATTAATTGATACACAAGACGTACATCAAGAAATAATAAGTAAGCCAGGTGACGTTGTTATAGATGAATTGTATATAACAAAAAATGATGAGAATATGAATATTAAAAATTTCTCACCACGGTTTGTATTATACGAGGATATGTTTAATAATTTTTTAAGTGGCGAATTAACTATTACTGATGCAGGAGAATTAGTCCGTATATTAAATTTTAATGGGGCTGAATATTTAACTATCTCATTTCGTACACCACAATCAAAAACTAATATAAAAAAATCATTTGCTATTTACGCACTAAAGGATAGATTTTTATCATCTACAAATCGTGAAGAAACATATGTATTGTTGTTCACTTCAATAGAAAATATTACGAATAATGTAACTCATATAAGTAAAAAATTTTCAGGGAGAACTGATAATCTCATAAAAAACGTATTTGAAACTTATTTAAAGATACCACGAATTGTTGATGGAAATAAAATGTCAGGTGTAACATCATTAGTTTTACCTGATACTCCTCATAGAACTAATACAACATTTATTAGCACCTATTGGTCTCCTGTGCGTATTATGAGTTGGCTTGCATCACGTAGTATAGGTAAAGAATATAAAGCACCTAATATGTTATTTTTTGAAACAAACAAATTGTTTGTATTTTCAAGTATTGAAAATTTGATCACAACACAATTAAAACAAAAAGAGATCCTCACTGCGTATGTATACTCACCTACGGGGAAGATGGCCTTTGATACAACAAAAACAACATATGGATTGCCCGATATTATTAGACAATATAGTTTAGTAAAAAATATTGCTCCCTTCACATATTTTGATGTTTTACAGGGACAACATAATGGGTTTTATGGTAATTTTCTTTATACTCATGATATTCTTTTAAAAGAATGTAGACAATTTAGTTATAATCATTTTGAAGGATATCAAGATTATTATTTTATGGAAGATTATAAAGCTTCAGGTGATCAAATTACGCAATCAAAGGAAAAAAATACACGTACATTTTCAGGAAGTACAATATCATCAAATAGAAATATTGTTCACTTTAAGCCTAAGCAATATAAGATGTTTCCTGAACAAATAGATCCGCAGTATCAAACTTGGGTGCCACAACGTACAAGTTTGTTAATGCAGATGAGTAATTTTAAATTACACATTACAGTTTCAGGTAGAAGTGATCTTGAAGTAGGACGTTTGATTTACTTTGTATATCCACAGGCACACAGTGGTGATGATGCTGAGTTTAAGGCAGATCAAAAATTGACTGGCATATATATGATCACGGCGATTAAACATATTGTATCACCCGCCGGGTATGATTGTATTCTTGAAATTACAAAAGATTCGTTCTTTGAGGCCTTATGATAGATAATTTATATAATCCGAAGGGATTTTTTCTGTGGGTTGGTGTTGTTGAAGATCGCATGGATCCTTTATTTGTTGGTCGGTGCCGTGTCAGAATTTCAGGATATCATAATCCTGATCCTGTTGAAATGCCGGTTGAAGATTTGCCATGGGCCTACCCCATGCAACCAATTACATCTGCTGCGATAAGTGGTGTAGGTCAAACACCAACAGGTCCCGTTGAAGGTACCTGGGTTGTAGGATTTTTTCGTGACGGTGAAGAATGTCAGGATCCGGTCATGTTAGGAACTATTGCCGGGATTCCTATTCGCATGCCACCTAAAATGGCAGGATTTCGTGATCCAGAAAAAACATTATCAACCCGCCCCAACCCAGGACAAGCATACCCTCGTCAAACACAATTAAAAGAATCAGATTTAAGTCGGTTAGCGCGTCATCAAAAAATCAACGATACTATTGTGGGACAAAAAGATACAGCGCGTGATAAGAATGTACCTATTGCTTTTGGCGGCACGTGGGATCAACCTCAAGTTCCATATAATGCAAAATATCCATTTAATCATGTGTTTGAATCAGAAAGTGGGCACGTACTAGAATTCGATGATACAAAAAATAACGAGCGAGTACACATTTATCATAGAAAGGGCACATTCGAAGAAATTGATGTGAATGGAACCCGAGTGAATCGTATTGTCGGAGATGGATTTGAAATCTTCGAAAGAAATAGTCATGTGCATATTAAGGGCAAGTGTAATGTTACAATTGACGGCGATTCAAATATCTACGTAAAAAATAACTGTAGCTTGCAAGTAGACGGAAACTTAAAAGCACACGCGCACGGTAACATAGAAATGAAAGCGGGTAAGAAAATGATGTTAACCGCGAAAGAAAATATAGAAATAAAGACGGATGAGGACTTTAATACGGACGCATTGAATGTTATTAATATGCGTTCTTTAAAGGGAATGAAGTTGACTGGAACGATTAAAACAACTATTGCAAGTCCTATTACAGAAGTAGCACTGTTGAAAATGAACGCCTTCTCTATAACACCGGTTCCTCCCACGCCGCCGATATTCACATCACCCAGTACTATCAATAGTAAATCACCATCAAGTCCTTCATTTGGTACCTTAAGTATTCCTGCACGAGATCCAGATGTTGCAATAGAAGTTATTACGCCGATCACCGAAAAAGATGACGTTAAGTAACCAATATAAATAATTCTTATGGCTCCTATTAAGACTCCCAACAGAATATATAAAGACCTTGATCTAAGTTTTTCAGCACACCCTGAAAAAGGTGACGTATTGAAAAAACTTGATGTAAGCGCAATTATACAATCGTTAAGAAGTTTACTTTTTACGATTCCTGGAGAACGCCCATTTCAACCCAGTTTAGGCAGTCCTTTATATAAATTGTTGTTTGAGCAACTTGATGATATTTCGATTGCTTTAATTGATAAAACAATTGCCCATACAATTCAAAATTTTGAACCGCGAGTATCACTTGACTTAGTTCAAATTTTTCCGAATGATGAAGAAAACGAAGTACAAATATCAATATTTTTCACTGTGAAAGGTACACAAACACCCGCATCATTTACAACTACACTTAAGAGATTGCGCTAATGGCTAATTTGCGTGTAACAGAACTAGATTTTAATAATATCAAAGGAAATCTTAAGACATTTCTTGAAGCTCAATCTGAGTTTAGTGACTACAACTTTTCAGGTTC